GAGCTTGGACGATACGGGTGCCCCAACTGTCTCGGTACAGGGTTGGACAACACCGAATACGCGGGACTGGAAGGACACAGCGGGGCAGTCAACGGAGGGGGAGGGCAACAGGCAGCGGATAGATCAAACGCCCAGGCAAGCGTTCCAGTTGATTGGAGCGATGTCTACTACCCCCGATTTAGGGACGGAAAATGCCGCCCAGTACCAACTGAATCCACGCTTTTCCCTTTGGCTCATGGGGTTCCCAACAGGGTGGGCATCCTGCGCGGAGCGGGTAACGCTATTGTCCCGCAAGTCGCAGCCGAAGTCATAAGGGCGTACATGGGCTGAGAGCCTAACTGGGTAGTCTTCTCGCGAGGGCTACCCCTGATAGACTTTCCTATCAACTAGCATTTACAAGGATAAAACTATGAGCAATTACTTCTATAAATATAATGTGGCTCCGAAGGGTAAGAGAAGAGGCACCGTGAGATTCTTCAAAGCACTGTCGGACTGCATCCAATTCGCAGAACTGCACGAGGGATCGCGACTAATGCACCGCAACCAAGTCGAGGGCGGCAGCGAGAGCCTGACCTGCACGCTCGACAGCCTGGATTCGGCCACACTAGGCACGTTCACCGACCGCGTGCAGCACGGATCGCGACCATCAGAACGGACAATCGATGTCTACGCGGAGGCGTACTCCTACGGATCGCAGGACAATGGCAAGCTGGTGGGTGTCATTTCCTGCTTTAAATTTGCCGACATCGATCAAATTCTAGCCACAAGGGGACTGTCCGATGTTATTTCTAACTCGTAAGCCCCAACCAGGGCAGGATACAATACTCATAGGCGACAATATCCGCGTGGTTATACGCCGGATCGACGAGCACAATCAGGTACGGGTGGGCATCACAGCCCCGATAGAGATCAATATTGTCAGAGAGGAGATCGACAATCGTGGGAAATAATCCGGATTACTACAGACTAGGCAACACCGTGTACGGTGCCAAGACGCGATGCAGTGACAGCCAGTGCGAGAGTAACTGCGTTTTTCCTGAGTGCTGCTGCGAGAAGAACGAGCATTCGACTGCAGCTGCAGCCGATAAAGCCGTGAACTCTCTCAAGCTGCTGAAGAAGAAGGTCGAGATACTTTGATCTTCAAGCTGGCACGGGTGATCTTCGATGTCGTAGTGTTAACTACATCGAGCCCGTGCTCGCCGGAAATGGTACACTATCTACCATACGAGCCCGCCAATCCAGGGATAGTTAAGCTGGACGCACTACCAGATGGCGGGTGCATTATCCGATATAAGACAGTGGACTTTAAGTTACCCGAAGACTGGGTGGGAGTATAAGATGGCTAAGTCAGCAAGAGATAGAATGGCAGAGATGAGGGTGCGGCAGAAGGAGCTGGGGCGTAACAGTCGCCAGCTGTGGTTGACACCCTTCGAGGAGAACGAACTAAAAGTGCTGCTTGAGATATTACGAAGTGGCTCCGAGGTACGCGATCCCCAAGCCGACGATAGTTAGAATCACTCCGATCCCCCACTTACCTACCCGAGTAGCACCGAGTAACTGGCCTTGCTGCTCGTGGTAGACCTTCACGAACTCCCGCATATCCTCCGAATGCTTGCCTAAAGTGTGATTGATCTCGGTATGACGCGCAACAGCGTCCTTATTCATGGCTCGGAACTCCTGAGTGTGCTGGTTGAGACGCTGCTCGTGTACCTCCGCAACCGTCTCAAGATGGCTGAGTCTTTTAGCGTGATCATCTTGTTTTTTCCATAATGCGGCAGCTTCTGGCATAGCACGGGTCTCGGTTACATGAACAGTTTAACTAATTATCGCATTCGGAGGCTTGCTTTGTCACGCGGGGGATGCGTAGGATAGAGGGTACTCTCAAGCGATACGTGGGGTATCGCTGAGAATAGTCAAGGCATTCAACGGTTCGCCTCTTCACCAGGCTACTCAGCTGGGGACGAAATTACTGAGTTCTAGGGGATCCTTCGGGATCCCTTTTTTTATTTCCCGTACCGCTCGGTAACTACCTGCCGCAGCCACTCTATCAAGATCAGTGGCCACAGTGTGGTCCAAGCGAAGCAAACTAGGACGATTCCCAGCTCACCGTGCGCGTCATCTTCGGGCGCGAACGTGTTCAGTACGAATACGCACATCGCAAACAGCAGCCCGAAGCCAAGGTACAGCCCCAGCATATCAATTACGACCATCAAGTTGTGGACCCTCCGCTTTACTTAGTCTTTCAGATATTAGGTTAGCATACCCAGCGATGTCCTCCCAGCTATCTAGGCAGTTGATATCTCCGCAGCAGAGCCGTGCGATCTTAGTGGCGATCAGGTCCAGGCTATGCTTCTGCATCGACAGCCCCAGCTTATCGGGGAAGTTCATTGCTATCACGGCCTTGAGGTCTTCTGCCATCTCGGCAGTGTCCTTATAGTCACCGTGCGTGCTTTCTCGTTGGTTCAGCACCTCGTGTTGGTAATCCATGTCACTCTCCTACGCTATTTTATAGTCAACTTCGTGTTTTGGACGGGGTAATTCGTAAATCAGAGTAGAGTGCCGCCCGCCTTCTCTCTTGAATACTACCATCTGCATCGCCTGGATCGAGCTGTAGCCATTACTGGCATGCCAGCTGTCCGGTGGGGGTAACGCTGCAAACTTCTGAACGTAACAGCCGTCCAATTCTTTAACATCCTGATGGTGGAAGTGACCCAGAGCCCACATACGGCTAGTAGTTCTGCCCCAGGCTTCGGCCATATCTCTGGCCATGACAGTGACCAGCTTCTCCGGCTTCATCTTGTCGCCGTGATTAATTCCGATCAGCCACTCGCCCCACTCTAGGTAGTGGAAGTAACCGTGTGTATCTAGGATAGTTACGCGGGGCTCATTGTGATAGAAGGCAGCGAGGATACGTTGGATCGCCAGTGCCACGTCAGGGTTGTGATTACCACGAGCAATTACTACCACTACTTTCTTAAATTTTCCGAGCATGGCCTCAATGCCGTGCCGCATACCCATCGCGGCCACATCCATAGTCCTGCCGTGCCGTGTGTCTACATCAACGGGGGTGCCCGCGAAGGTAGCATTCAGGCTGGAGTTACTGTGAGTGTAGTCACCGACATCGACCAGTAGTCCGGTCTCACACTGGGGAGCACGCTCGACCAGGTCGTCGATCGCAGCTGTCATATTGTCGTATGCAGTCTGGCTGTCGAAGTTGGAGTGCTTAGTCTCCTGCCCGTGAGCATACATCCCGTAGTGCGAGTCTCCTATAAAGATGCCAGCCATAAGATTCTTGTCGAACTTATCAGTCTTCTTCAGCTTGGGCTTTTTCTTGGCCGGATTGATGTCGAGGATAAGATTATCGACAAAGCCTTCGAGCTGCTTCTCCAGTGCTAGTTTATCGGGTGAGGCTTTGAGCCAGATCGGCTCGCCGTCAGGGGTCTTGGTTAGCATGGAGTACCCGCGATTCAGCTGGAAGCCTGGAGCTACCTTGCTGGACATATCGTAGTCTGGGAAGACTCCACCCAGTGCGGCACGCTTTGCGACCTTAGACTTCATGGATACTATGGTTTCAGGGAACTCTAGCCCCAGCTTCTTAGCTGCAGCTGCAGCGGTTCCGGTCTCAATCCAAGCCTCAAGGCACTTGCGTTGATGGTCGGTATTACAGAACTCTAGTATCGCGGGATCAGGGGGTGCGGCTCTCATATACATATCCTTCTGGTTGTGGAACGACTTATTCTATCACGTAATTAGTTGAATTCTCGGCGAATCTGGGCTCTCGTCCACAGAAGGTGCCATGTCTAGGGGCTCTGGGAGGTCTAGCTCCTTACATACGCGACTGAATACTTGGTCTATACTGAGGCCACGGTACGTGTCAGTCAGCCCCAGAGCCATGATTCCAGACGCATCCTTGTACATCCAGCCGATCACTCGGTAGATCATACGGATGTACTCGTCGGATAACTCCGCGTGGTTTAGTACCTTCTCGATGTTTTCAAAAGGTATCGGATCCGAAGGAACGCCGTCCTCTCGCAAGACCTCTTTGTTTATCCAGTCCTGCACTATCTCTAGGTGGCTCATATAGTTAACTCCTCGTATCGGTATAAGAATAAGTCCTTCGAATCGTGGCCGACTGGCAACGGGTGATCGTGTGGCTGTGCGAACGGGAACCTCTCCTCGTACAGCGCATCTATCTCTGGGCTACGCGCACACAGTCTCAGTCTCTCGGTGACCAGGGCACGCACGTCTGCTTTCTTGACGTTCTCATTGAGCACGGGTGCTAGGTCAAACTTCTGACAGATGGCAAGCCAGATGCCCTGCTCGAAGTGCCGGATCTGCGGGATCATTTCCTTCATGGGAGTGACAGTGTCACCCACATACGCTTCGGCTGCGTCGTGCATCAGAGCAGATAACTTAGTGTTCCTGTTCCCCTGCACTATCCAAGAGCAGTACACGCTGTGCGCTGCTACTGAGTAAGGCTGGCTGGTAGCACCGTTGAACCTATTAATGTGGGATAGATGGTGCGCGATGTCCTCGATGCAGATCGCATCCTGCAAGGGCATGGCCAGGTCTAGTATCTTCCCGCTGTGCGTGGCTATTTTACTCATTGTCTTTCTCCAGTGCTTTCTCGTACTTCTTTTTCGCAGCCACATAAGCATAAGCAGCATCAGCAGCAGCAGCATAAGAATCAGCACCAATCCAGACCTTGTACTTCTCTTCCATGTCTTTCTTTAGTTCTTCTAAGTTACTCATCGTTCTTCTCCAGTGCTGCTTTGATTCGCTCCAACAAAGGGTCAGAACTCATACCTACTTGACCCAATGCGTCCACCCTATTTCTGTGCAGTGCCGCCAAATCCTCCCTGCTTATGCTCACTCTCTCACTACTGGTAGCGGGTGCAGCATCCTTCTCCAGCTCGGCTATGCGGTCTGCTGCTCTCTGACATAGCTTTATCAGATACCTTTCCGAGCATCCGTGGCATTCCCTAAGCTGTCCCTCTAACTCACTCATGAGATTGCTCCAGTGCTGCTTTGAGTTCGTTGAAGAATGGCGTCCTCATGTCGCTGTCCTCTAAGTATTTCCCGTTCAGCGCAGGATTGTTGAGAATACTAAACATCTTCTCAGCACACTCCCTGCTTATCATTACATCACTACTGGTGGCGGTGTTGAGTGCGTGATCTATAGCCATGATCGCGAAGGCTTGGTTACTGTCTGGGTTTTCAATAGCGTACTTAGCGCACTCTAATGCTTCGATAAGTCGTCCATCACTACTGGTGGCGGTAGGCTCTAGTTCCATTAATTCCATAGGACTTTTCGGCTCTGGTGGCGCTACATAGCCATGTTTTGCGGCATAGGCTAATGCGTTATCCCTAGCAGACTGTCGAATTGTCTTTACTGTCTCTAGCAACTTCGGGTCATCAATTTCATGCCATCTAAATAACATATCTAATTCATCTTCCATTCTCACTCTCCATATTATCAGTTGGGTTAGGGTTTTAACTTCGCCTCTTTCCATGTAGAGGGCGGCAAGGTTGTTTGTCCCCACTCTGGATGATTCCAAACAGCGGTTGCAGCATCCTTCTCCATCTCGGCTATGTGGTCTAACAATTCACTCACTGTTACTCTCCGAATAAATCCTGAATGTTTTGGCGGTACAGGTCGATCTGAGAACCTGCTGCTCGTTTGAGGCATCACCGCCTGATTGCCTAAGTAATTCTGTCTCTAGCAGTTTTTCAAAGGCTTCCCAGTTCGTGCTCTCGCCCTTTCGTTTGGCTATTTGGTAGGCGCTTCGCAAAACCCCGTTAATATCGGCTGGCTCTTGATATTCCTGCTTATAGTAATTTGTAATGCTGTCTTCACTCATTTGCTGCCTCCAGTGCGGTCTTGATGCGATCAGCCGACCTCTCAAAATCCGTAGATGTAGCCATGTTGTCATAGTTTGCAGCCATAACCGCCGAGGCTCTGAATAAAACTTCCGCGTCCTTCGCATCCTCCCTGCTTATGCTCACTCTCTCACTACTGGTGGCGGGTGCTTGCTTCAGTGCGGCTTTGTACTTTCTTTTCGCAGCAGCAGCATAAGCAGCATCAGCATCAAGCCAGACTTTGCGCTTCTCATTCATGTCTTTCTTTAACTTTTCTAGGCTACTCATCTTTTCTCTCATTCTCATATCTTTATTTATGTTCTGACGTTGCCTATCTGCCACGTACTCGTGCCTATTCATAGATTATTCCTTCCTGTATCGTTGTTCCCGCCAGCCACCAGCAGCCTTGATCGGCCAACCTTGTGCCCAGCTAGGGAGTTGCATCATTAGTGACTCGAACTCTTCGATTGACCCAAAGCCTTCATCGACTTCAGCTATTATCTCGTCGTGCACGTGGCCCACTACTGGGTAGCCAGCACGCTCGACGTTCTTTATGCCGTGCGCCAGTAGATCCCTGGCCACACCCTGCACTGCATTCTCTGTGAGCATACCGCCATAGGTCTCGACGCGGATCCAGCCCATCTTACCCTTCTTGGGGTTAGAGTTATTCATCATGTGACTTAGAGACCAGCCGTCTCTCTTGGCTCTTCTGTCCAAGCGTGCCTCCAGTCGTGGCGCGTGGTAGCTAAGGCACCGGCCACTGGGAAGTAAGCAGTACAGCACATCTCCGAAGACCCCGTACCGGATGAATCTCCAAGTGTGCCACTCGCCTGGTTCCAAGCAAGCCTTGACGGCAGTGCCTTCGAGTCCAAACAGTTCCGGCTTAAACTCCCAAGACTGGGGAGCTGTCTCGCGGTACTGCCCGCCCCACATCTCTACTATGGCTGGCGATTCTTCGCGCCACTTGAGTATGCTCTTCTTAATGGTGTCTTCATCCATGTACTCGTCGGCACCGAATTGTTTCCAGGCACCTATCCAGCCTTGGTAGCCTGATGCCAGCTCTGGCACTTTGCCGAATGGCTTCCGGTGCGGGTGGCTGTTCCCAGTCTCTTCCTTATACTGCATCATCTCTTCGAACGGCACGCCTGTAATCTTAGCCGCACACATCTCGTATATCTTACCGTGCGTGTTGAACACATCGATGCGCCACTGCTCTCCGGCCAGTACGGCCAGCACCACCGCTTCAATAGCAGAGTAGTCAGAGCACAGTAGTTCCTTTCCAAACGCACACGTGACCATCCCGCGCATCGATGCAGCGATAGCATGGTAGAGGTCTTTGCCGTAGTAATAGTTTGCCATAGCGAAATCGCAGGTCACCAGCTGGGCGATGACCTTGTCCATCACATAGCCGTCCCACTCCACTGGCTCCGGCAGGGGATCCGCGATAGTGCACCGGCAGCAGTTGTCGAAAGGTACGGCAGTGCCATACACGCTCCCGCAGCAGGTAGCTACTCTTAGCTTGGGACCACTCGCCACCATATTCTGCAGCTGTAAGCCCATCGATGCCCACCGACCGGTGTGCGCCCTGTAGTATGCAAGGGTGTCACGCATCCGATTGTCGGCTGACGTACGCTTAGATAGAGCCTGTAGTTTCTTAACCCCAGCTGATGATGTGGCCGCTCTAATCTCAAGAGCCTCTCGTGCTCGGGGGCACAGCTTGCCCTCCTCCCAGCCCAAGATCTCGGTCAGGGTCTCTTCTTCTAGGTTCTCCAGCCACACGTTGCGGGTCTCTAGCCAGTCGATCAGATCCTTCACCTTCGTGGTGTTGGCTACCGCGCCTTCAGTCAGCTCGTGGATTCTTTGGTCGTAGTACTCTTTGCCCTCATTCACAATGGCAGAGAGTGCAGCGACTGCGGCTACATCTATCTGGATCCCGCGGGCATTGATCTGCTGATCGAGAATCCACATGTCTAATTCTTCAGGTGATAGGTCTGGGCACGCGAGAGAGACAGATGCCTCGGCCACAATATCCTGAATGTTATATTGGTACAGCTCGATGCCCTGCGGCTCCTCGTCTGGAAGGATTCGTTTGCGGGGGTCTAACTTAGTCGGCTTGCGGGGACAACAGTATCGTTTAATAACGCGCTTGCCTGTAGCACTATCTTTATCTTCCATTCCGATGACTTTGGACACAGCTCCGAGAGCTGCCGGAAGGCTATACGCCTTTGCCTTTGCAGCGGAACACCGTAGCTGGGCAATCGGTAGTTGTGGCCACCCAAGTTTCTTGGATGCCACGTGATGCCATATATAGAATTCGAATGCTGAGTTATGCGCTTCAAGTAAACCTCCAGATGCTACGTGATCGAGTAAGTCTTGGGGTGCGGGCAGCGCGGGAGTCCACAGTCTGCAACCCAGGCCGTCTTTAAGATCATACGCTATAGATATTATCTCAGTGCTCGGGTGCTCCGCGTATACGGGTGCCCCTACCTGAGAGATGCCAGCAGTCTTGCCAGCTCCTGATATTGAAATCCACTTTTGATCCCCTTCGCGCCAGACAAAACCTGCCTCGCTATAGGTCTCAAAATCAAAGTCCGGCAGGACTGTCGAGAACGACAGCCCCGCTGGAACAGTTTGCCCTGCTAGTAGTTCCTGCTTCATGCGGCAGGTGGTACTTGTG